ATTAAATAAACTCCTGAACACTTTCAATCAATTGGTTCATTTTTTTGGAAACAAGATATGGGAAAACTTTACTTTTGTTTTTCCAAGGATCTTGTTCCTCAAAGTTATTTATAATCTCTTTCTTTAAATTGATTGGTGTTTCTGTTAAATCAATCAAAACTTTATTTCTACAATAATTACGATACCACGATGCTGCATATAATAATTCGCCTTCACCTATATCTTGTATAATAGCATCCATTTTTTTCTTTGATAAAGGTGTTTGACGTCGACCTTCTGTAAAAGTTTTATCATCAGATAGAACATTAGGGACACCATCACCAGAGTCTCCTTTTAATATTTTTATTAAAAGGTTAAGTCTTGGATTATCATCTACGACCTGTGCCTTTTTGAGAGGAGAGAACTGTTTTACATTATCATATTTTTGTAATTGTTTAAAGTCACCGTCAGAGGAAACGATCATAACATCTTCTAAATTACCAAACTCTTGGGTTCGTTCTACTAGTGTTCCTATTATATCGTCTGCCTCACACCCTTCTAGATGTATTACTTTATATGGAAAATTTTCTCGTATCTCATCTTTTATTAGATGCATGATGCGGAATGCTTCATTCCAATCAAAGTCAGACTTGTCTCGATTTTTCTTACGATTTGCTTTATACTCAGGATAGTGACCTCTTCTCCAGTTATTCATGCCATCGCAGGCAAGAATCATCTCACCATAATCTTTTTTGAATTTTTGATTATACATTCTTAATGTATTGAGGGTCATGTGCCTAACCATACCCTCATTCAATTCCTTATTAACGATGATACTTGCTAAACAAATACCACTATAATCAACTATTATCATTAATATAATTCCCCTATTTCATTTACTGGTACTAATTTTTCCCAAGCCCAAATTAGGTTATCAACCTTGATATCATAATTATTTTCTAACTCATCTTTATTTTTTATGAGATATTTTATTTTTGAATTAGGCGTATCTAGAGATTGAAATTGAAGGTAGTGAACCGCAGTTAATACTAAATCCATAATATAGCTCCTTTTTTTATTGGATACAACTATTGTATCATACTTTTACATAAAAGTAAAGAACTTTTTTTATTTTATTTTGAAATTATTTTTTAAGTTGTTGATATGTTTGGAGTGTATCTTACAACCTATGAACTCGTTGTAATAATCATCTCTTAAAAGAACATCAAATGTGAATTGAAGTTTTGCTTCCATATAAGACATTTCACCTTTAGTCTTACATAGATGAAGAATTACTCTTTCAAATCCGTCTTGTCCTGATTCTTCCACGAGTCTTTGTAATACCACGTTTGATCCGTAGTATTCTCGCCAGTCGGATTCAACTCTTGTTTTAACACGTCGAGATCGTCTGCTATTTTTCGGAAGAGTTTTTGGACGCCAGAAATTTTTCTTTCCAATATATTTTTTATTTGTTGACAGTTCTCTGATCTCATATACAAATCCTTGATACTCCTCTGGTGTTTCATTAAATTCTTTATTATTGTAATACCACATAAAAGTATTTATTCTTCATATTCTATCCTATCACTCATGATGACTGGTTCTGCTCTCCTACCACATAATGGACAAAAGTCAGGTGGGTCGTAAGAGTGTACAACAGTACCTATGCCACACTCTTCACAATCTATTTCCCAATCATCCATTTGCTAATGCTGCTTCTTTTTTTTGCATGAACACTTTATCACATAGAGAGTGCCAACTCATACAATATTCTGTGATTGATCGACCACAAGAACATTTTCTTTTTTCGGTCTGCTCAATTATTTCTGATCTATTACAACTACAGATATCATTACTACGCAAACATATACAACTTAATTCAGACATTTACTATTTTCTCCAAAAGTCTATAAGCCAATATTTCTAGTTTGCGATCGTCATCACAATAAAACCATTCTCTGATTTCATCTTGAGAGCGACCGCATCCTATACAATATCCTTCTTCTATAGAACAAACTTTGACACAAGGTGAAGGAACATTAGAAGTCGATTTCACAAGCACCACCAGCACATGCTGCTGCAGCAAGTGTATCGACATCAACATATTTTTTTGCTGTTAAATCATTTTTCCATTCAATTGGTTTTAGATTTTTTTGAATCTTATTCCATTTATGAAGTAGATATGCATCTTTAAGGCAATGTTCTGCTTTAGTTGTATCACCATTTAGATAATTATTTGCAAAGTTTTCAAACCTTCGCACCCAATCTCTTTTCATAGCATTTTCAGAATCATCAAGTGATAAGTCTTCACCAAATCCTTTAGCAGTCATACATGCATCCCATAAATTTCGGAAACACTTGAGTGCATCTACGACCATACCTGATGCAAAGACTGCAGCAGTATCATACTTTTTTACCATTTCTTTTGCAGTAATGACTGCTGTGTTTGGTGCTTGATTATAATCTTTGTCACCAGACATTGATAAAAATGAAATACCTGCAAACGAATACCTATTTTCAAAGACATATTTTTCTACTTCATCCCAGTCATCCACAATAATTGTATTTGACACGTTATGTCGTATTCCTTCATCTGCACAAAGTTCTTCATTTGTGCCTTCGTTGACCCAATACTTTTGTGCTAATTTTACTTTTTCAAGATGCGTGACACCAAGTAAATCATCTTTGAGTATCGATTCTTTATGTGGTATAATAGGAAATGAAACAACAACATCTGTTCCACCCTGAGACCATACTGACTCTTCAACCATCCAAGGGTTTGATTTTTGTATTGCTTGAGTTATTTCAGACTCTTTGTTCATCTGAACATTACGAATGTACATATCAGAATGCTCAGCATGAATACCAGAAGCAGTTTGTAGTAAGACCGAAGCGTTGCCTGATGGCTTAACACAAGTCGTTCTAGCCGCTGCATTGATTCCAAGTTTTTCTGATAGATCTTTATTAATTTCTTTGACAATCTTTGCTCCTTTTTCTAACACTTTAGGATCAAATAGTATCTTAGGATTATTCATCCATCCTGTTATTGAAACACCAAGTAGTGCTTCTCTATCAAATATTTTTTTAGAAGTTTCATCAAGAAACTTGAAGTCTGTGTACCCTGCTTGTAGAGTACCGAGGATAGATGCTGCTCGGCATGCCTTGTAAAAATCTTCCTCAGTATTGCACATGCCACCATTGATCTCTGTCAGATTACAACCCTGCCATCCAGACTTGTTACCAAGTTTTGGAAACATACCAATCTCAACACATGGATTAGTTGTATGTTCTGTAGATTCAACGAAGACAAATCCTGGCTCCCCAAACTGTTTGACTGATTCCATAATCTTGCCAAATTGCTCGGGTGAAGTTTTATCTCTCACAATCACAGCAGAATTGTTTGATCTGCCACGTTGTGGATTATCCATATACCAACTTCCTGTTTTAGCATTCATCATCTCTTCATCGTCTGGTGAGAAAAGACAAATAGTTGCTGATCGACGAACACCACCAGACAAGACAGCATCTGCTGCATGCATAGTGATATCATATACATCAATCGGTTTTATGTTTGTTGGTTCTTTGGAATCTATTACAATACCTTGGAGTAAATGTTCGACTTTATCAAGTGAGCGACGAAGACCATTTGGTCCAGGTGCTTTAAACCCTCCTGAAATTTTTGATCCTTTTGGTCGTATCTGTGATAAATCAAAATATACTCTTCTTCCTTCATACTCTGGATATTTACCACCACCGACAAAGAAAGAAGACATTAAAACATCAAGTGCTGATGCCCATCCCTCTATCGAATCTTCTACGATATAACCTTTTGCTTGTTTTGTTCTTTGTTGTATTTTTGGTAATTTTTTGATATGATGTTTTTGTACAGAAAAACCTGCACCTGCACCACACAATAAAATATAAAATACTTCACCAAAAAATGCTGGTCTGTCAGCATATGATGAAGTACAGTTATACATTCTCATCTGATGTTTTAATAATTGATCACCGCCAAATTGTAAAGCACGTTGAGCACCAAGAACTCTCTGCTCCTTATATGCTGTTCTTGCTTCTTCGAAATATCCTGCTAATTCATTTCCTTTATTTTTATAATATCCTTCGTGCATATCGATAACACGATCTACTGCCTCATCCCATGATTCATATCTGTTCTCGTCATCTTTATATCGGGAGTATGCTTCGTAGAATTTAGTTTCAGATAAAAATTTCCTTGTGTCAACAAGTGCTGTTGCCATATCTTTTACCTCTTATATGTATGATTTCTTTATTAGATTATAACTATTATATATCATTTTACACATTTTGTAAAGCGCAAAATGACTAATATATTTTCAATTAGTTGAAAAATATTTTTCTATCATTTCTAATCTATCATCTGCAGCTGCTAATTTATTTAACTCTTCTATTACTGCTTCAGTGACATCTGAGTGTTCACCAATACCTGCAGGCATTGTTTGATATACCATGATATTTGTTTTATGAACTTCTATTTCACCTTCGGCATGTTTTTTCGCAGCCTGTAAAATTTGATCACCAATTTTCATTTCTCTAATTCCTTTATTCTATTTTCAAGTTCATCAATTTTCTTTGTAACGTATGGATACTTTTTTCTCCATGCGTCTTTCGGTTGTTCAAACCAAGTTAATCCCCATCTCTTAACGAGATAGTCGAGTGTAAGATCGAG